AAACTACTTTTTTTATAGAACAGTTAAAACCAAATGGTGAAGTATTAAGAAAAATTAAATTAAATAGATGTTGGCCAAGTGAAGTTGGTGGAATTAATTTTGACTTAGGTTCATCTGAATTTGTTACCTTTGATGTGACATTAACATTTGATTATATAGACATACTTACTGGAATCTGACCATGGCATCACTAAATGAATTTAAAGATAACTTTAAAGGTGGTACCCGCCAAAATAGATTTTTGGTAACTGGAAGTTTTCCTTCTGGGGCTGGTACAGCTTCTACAGCAGGTAATTCGAATAATGCTGGAACTGCAATTCCATTTCATATTCGATCTACCCTTATACCTACTCTACAGACAAGCACAGTTTCATATGACTACTTTGGTAGAAAATTAAATTATCCCGGTGAAAAACTTTATTCTACGTGGTCTGTGTCGATTGTTGATGACACGGATAGTGGAGATTTGTGGAAAAAATTTCATCGGTGGCATAATTATATAAACAATCATGTTGACAATACAACAAGATATTCAGTTACGCCAAACTATAAAGTTAACTGGTATATTGAACATCTTGGATTGAATGAAAATGTTTTAAAGCGTTTTCGTTTAAATGGATTGTGGCCCAGAACAATAAATGAGATGTCTTTCAGCATGGCTCGTCCAAATGTGTTAAATACTTTTAACGTAGTATTTGTTTATGATACAATTTCGATTGATGGCATAACACAGAGAGACGTTTTATAAAAAGGAATTATTGATGGAAATAGATATTTTTGGATTCCAGTTTGGTAGAACAAAAGACGAACCACAGAAAAAAAGTGAAATTGTAGCACAAAATATTGCTGCTCCCGAAATCTTTGATGGAACTGTTACAGTTGAAGCTGGTGGATTTTTTGGAACTGCTTTGGACTATGCTGCCAACCTTCGTGATGAAGGTGCATCTATTATTCAATATCGCAATATGTCTATCTATCCAGAGGTAGATAATGCTATTGATGAAATTGTTAATGCATCAATTGTACCCGGCACAGACCGCAAACCAGTAAAATTAGATCTTGTTAGTGTTCCAATTGCTGAGCCAATTAAATTAAAGATTTACAAAGAATTTGAAAGAATCATCCATCTAATGGATTTTAATGGAAAATCCTATGAAATTTTTAGAAGATGGTATATCGACTCTCGTATATTTTATAATATTGCAATCGATAAAGATCAACCAATGAATGGAATTGAAGAAATTATTCCTCTTGATCCTCTAAAGATAAAAAAAATTCGTAAAGTTGAAAAACAACAAGAACGAGTCGGAAATACTCAAGTTGGTGTAATCAAAAAGATTGAAGAGTATTACCTTTATACCAATACCGATAAAGAAACATATATGTTGACTGGACCAGGTGGTCTCCATCTGTCTCCAGATAGCATAGTTTATGTTCCATCTGGTGTTGTTGATCTCAATACAAAGAGAGTTCTTGGTTATCTACACAAAGCAATCAGACCATTGAATATGTTGAGACAACTAGAAGATTCTCTTCTAGTTTACCGTGTTGCACGTGCACCCGAACGAAGAGTGTTCTACGTTGACGTAGGACAGCTTCCTAAGCAAAAGGCTGAACAGTACGTTCGTGACATGATGAGCCGTTTCCGCACACGCCTGATCTACAATCAGACTACTGGCGAAGTGCGTGACGAAAGAAACCATCTTTCTGTATTGGAAGATTACTGGATTCCTCGCCGTGAAGGTTCTAATGGCACACAGATTACTACTCTTCCCGGTGGTAATGCCATGTCTCAAATTGAAGACGTAGAATACTTTAAGAAGAAGTTGTATGCTTCATTGAACGTTCCTCTTAGCCGTTTGATGTCAGATCAAACTGGATTTAATATGGGCCGTTCCGTAGAAATTACCAGAGAAGAAGTCAAGTTCTATAAATTTATTGAAAGACTTCGCCATCAATTTAGCAAGTTATTCTTAGATCTATTGCGAGTCCAATTGATCCTAAAAGGTATAATGACTGAAGATGACTGGCACGAACTTCGTCCAGAAATCAAAGTAGTATTCAATACCGACAATTATTTTTGGGATCTCAAGGAAGCAGAAATTTTGGCAGAACGCTTAAAAATGGTTCAGTTTGTTGATCCATATGTTGGAAAGTATTTCTCTTCGGAATATGTTCGTAGAAAAATTTTGAAACAAACTGAAGAAGAAATGCAAGAGATGAATAAAGAAATAGCAGTTGACAGACAGAGAATCCAAGCCGAGCAAATGGCACAGATGGCTCAACAACAGGCTGCTGGCGAAGGAGAGCCACCACAATGAATGAAACTAGCACCATACTTCTAAAAAAGAGTTTTGAAAGTTTAATTCAAAATAATGATGAGGAATTCAAGAAATCCTTGAGAAGTGCTTTAAGCACAAAACTCAATGAAAATATTGAATATTTAAAAATTCATACCCAGAAGAAGTTATTTGAGCCTTCTTTCAAATTTACTCCTAAATCAGAAGAAATTAAAAATTTTGTTGAGTTTTTAGAATCATATGATCCTTCAAATCCATCAAAAATTAAATTAAAAAATGAAAGTGTTATAAATATAACAGAGAAAGAACTTAAAGATATCAAGATACTATTTGATCAACTTAGCCCAAAAAATAGAACCCTAATGGTTGAATCTATTTTTGAAAGCAAAGCCAATCTAGATCAACATCTTGAATTTTGCCAGAAAGTAAAGGTATTACAAAAATGAATCCCAAAGTAAATGAACTAATAAAGAATATGATCGACGAGAACGTAGTTGCTTTCAAAGAGAATACCTCCAAGCTTCTCTATGAAAAGACTGGCAAAAAGATTGAAGGAATGTACGAAACTGTCGCAAAAACCATCATAAAGCCCACCAATGAAACTAATAACTGAAATAAACGAAGATATTAAGTATATCAAAGAGAACACTGGAAACGGTGATAAGGCTTATTTCATTGAAGGTATCTTTATGCAAGCTAGCGTAAAGAACCGCAATGGTAGAGTATATCCCCAAGGCATTCTTATTAAGGAATGCAAGAGATATATTACTGAGTACGTTGATAAAGGCCGTGCTCTAGGTGAACTAAACCATCCAACTGGCCCAACTGTCAATCTTGACCGTGTTTCGCACATCGTTAAGGAACTTCATGAAGATGGCAATACCATTTACGGTAAGGCTAAGATCATGGATACCCCGATGGGCCGTATTGTAAAGAACCTAATTGAAGAAGGTGCACAACTAGGTGTATCTACTCGTGGTATGGGTTCTTTAAAGAGTAAGAATGGTTATCAAGAAGTTCAAGAAGATTTCATGCTTGCTGCGGTTGATATCGTAGCCGATCCATCAGCTCCAAATGCTTTTGTTAATGGAATCATGGAAGGAAAAGAATGGATTCTTGAAAATGGCAGCTGGTCTGAAAAAGAATTCAACAATGCTAAAAGAATTATCAAAAGTTCTTCCAAAAGAGATTTAAACGAAAATATCGTAAAACTATTCAACGATTATTTTAGGAGTATGTAATGTCATTTGACTGCATCACCGAAGGTTCCAAAGACTATATTAAATACGTTCTTCAATTATCTGAAGAATCTATGACTGGTGTTACCTACGTAGCTCCAGGTCGTAAAAAAGAAACTAGAAAAAGACCTTCTTTTACTTTTAGTGGTGGTGCAGGTGGAAAAGGATTGGGTGGAGGAGATGATATTCAACCTGGAGATTTTCTTTCAACCGAAAAAGATGAAAAGGGAAAAATAAAAGATCAAGGTTTGCGTGGAGGCATAATGTGGGGTAATTCTAAAATTCCAAATTCACGTACAACAAATGAGAAGGGCGAAGAACAAGACAATACCCAAGGTGGTTTAGATTATATAACCTCATTAGGTCAAGCTCAAAGTGCTTTGGATTTTGCAGACCAAATGATGCCTGCAGCCGTAAAACTGCTTTTAGCCAAAGGTCTTTTCTCTTCACAAATTAAAGCTAATCCCGGCAGTACTGCTGGCACTGCCGGCAGCAGTAATGTTTCTTTGAAAGGTGCATTAGATGCAGCACGCGGTGGGGCTAATCAAGAACAACAAATGGCTCTTTCTGGATTTGAAGCTGTAGCAGGTGATGTACTATCTCAAATAGAAAATTTGACAGGAACCACTAAGATTGCAAATGAAAACAATCCACTTGCTCAAAAAGTAATGCAATATAGTAAAAATTTAGGAGCAATAGATCCTTATAATCCGCTATTGGGTCTAAAAATTGGTGTTGAAATGTTGGGTGGTAAGGAAGTTTTGAGACGTACAAGAGAACTTGGTGCAGTCCAAAGCGCTGGTGCGGCAAGTTCAATGGGACATCCCTCTGGTTTCAGAGGATATTAAAAATTAAAATATACTAAATAATTTAACCTTAAGGATTAATTGACATGAAAAAGAACAAAAAACTAAATTTATCTGAAGCTGCTGCCCAAGTAATGGGTGTTATGGACGCAACTGGTCGTTCTGATATGGACGCAAGTGGTCGTGGATCCATGATTCCCCCTCCAGTTGACACAACTGGCGTTTCTGCAATTGCAGCGTCTGCTGGTCAACCTGGCGTACCCGCAACCATGAGAGTTGCTGCTCCAGGTATGCGTGCTACTGTTGCAAAAGATGGCGAAGAAGATACTGCCATTGATAATGATGCTCAAGAAGGCGAAGAAGGCGAAGAAGAAGAAATGCCTGTTGAGACCAACGAAGAACTAAAGGCACAATTCCGTGATGCCATCATTTCTCTTCTTGGTGAAGATAATGTCAATAAGTCTTCTCTAGAACAACTTGAAGCAATCTTTGAGGCTGCTGTCTCTGACAGAGTTGAATCAGAAGTTGCCAAGGTTCTTGTTGAACTTGATGAGAATGCCAAAGACTATCTCTCTAATGTAACCAATTCATTGGTTGAAAAAGTTGATGACTATCTTGAGTACGTTGTTGAAGAGTGGATGACAGAGAATACTGTTGCCGTCGAACAAGGTATCAAGACCACTATTGCTGAGAATTTCATCAGTGGTCTCAAGAATCTTTTTGAGAATCACTACATTGATGTTCCAAACGAGAAGTACAATGTTCTTGATGAACTCTATGAGCAAAACAGAAAGCTTCAAGAATCTCTCAATGAGTCCATGAAGTTTAGCATCGATCTCAAGAAAGAGATCGCACTCACCGAGTGTGCTGGAATCTTTGTTGCCGAAACCAAGAATCTTGCTGACACTCAAGTCAACAAACTACAAAATTTGATGGAAAATATCAACTTCAACACTCCCGAAGAGTATCGTAATAAGTTGGTAGCCATCAAGGAAAACTATTTACAGGGTAATAGAGTTTCTGCACCCTCTAAGCCAGTTGATGAGGATATGACCTTCTCAAAGACTGTTTCTGCTCCAACAACACTCGTAGAAAACTATGCGAATGTAATGGGTAGATTAAATAAGAAACTATAACTTTACTAATTACTAAATAATTTTAACTCACAGGAGAATTTACTAAAATGCAATTTCAAGACAATACCCCATATGACATTCTAACCGAGAAATGGAATCCAGTGCTCAATCACGAAGCACTATCTCCAATCGGTGATGATTACCGTAAGAAGGTCACTGCCGTCCTTCTTGAAAACCAAGAGCAAGCCATTCGTAGCCAATACCTCGCTGAGGATATGAGCTCCGGTAACCTCGGTGGTCCCGCCACCTCCACTGGTTACAACACTGGTGCCGTCTCTGGTTATGACCCCGTTCTAATCAGCCTCGTTCGTCGTTCCATGCCAAATCTCATGGCATACGACATCTGCGGCGTTCAACCCATGACTGCCCCAACCGGCCTCATCTTTGCGATGCGTTCGCAATATGGCGCTGGTTTCCCCGGCACCACTTATGGCAATAACAATTACACCGAAGCCATGTTCCAAGAACCACAACCAGTATACGGTGGTTCAGGATATACCCTCGCTGGTCTATCATTCGCTGGTATTACCGGTGGTTACGGTCTAAGCGCTGGATGGAACTATGCTCCTGGATTCTCTGGTGGTATTAACTATACCTCCGCAGGTTACTCCACTAACGGCATAAATTCCTTCAATGCTCTACGTGGTATCTTGACAAACTTTGGTGAAGGTATCGGTGGAGGTGCAGCTGGAACTTCTCCTTACACTGCCTTTAACCAAATGTCTTTCTCAATCGACCGTGTTGCTGTTCAAGCTCGTACTCGCGCTCTAAGCAGCAACTACTCTGTTGAATTGGCACAAGACCTCAAGGCCGTCCACGGTCTCGATGCTGAAGCCGAACTCGCCAATCTTCTCAGCACAGAAATTCTTGCTGAAATCAACCGCGAGATCGTTCGCACCATTTATTATGTTGCTAGAGCTGGTAGCCAACAACCAGATATCGGCAATAAGGGTGTTTATAATCTTGTTGCTGACTCAGATGGTCGTTGGTCTGCTGAACGCTTCCGTGGTCTCAGCTTCCAAATCGAGCGCGAGTGCAATGCAATCGCCAAGGAAACCCGCCGTGGTAAGGGAAACTTCATCATCTGCGATAGCGATACCGCAGCTGCCCTCGCCATGTCTGGCTTCATGAGCCTCAGCCCAGCCATTGCTCCTCAACTCAATGTTGATGATACTCAAGCAACTTTTGCTGGTATCCTAAGTGGTAAGATCCGTGTTTACATCGATCCATATGCCCCACTTGGTGCCAACTTCTTCGTTGCTGGCTATAAGGGTGAGAGTCCATATGACGCAGGTATCTTCTACTGCCCATACGTTCCTCTCCAAATGGTTCGTGCAGTTGATCCCAATACTTTCCAACCACGTATTGCGTTCAAGACCCGTTATGGTGTTGTTGCTAACCCATTCGTTCTCAATAGCAACAGAGCTCCAGATGGTGAAACCCTAAGCCCTGGTATCAATCAATACTACCGTCTAACCCAAGTTGCCAACCTCCACGGTAACGGTACTTGATTAGAAGTTAGTTGATAGCGTAAGTTCAAAAACCCTCCCGAGAAATTGGGAGGGTTTTCTTTTATCCATAAATATTTCTATGGCAACCTGCTCAAGTAATACCAATCCACTTTACAATAATTACTTTACTCTTAAATTTAATAGAGGTACTAGCCAACTGGAACTTATGTGTCAGAGAGCAAACCTTCCCGGCATTTCTGTTCCAGATCTAGTTCAACCAACTACTTTGGGTACTACAATTCCAGTTCCAAGTATGGTTGCTGGATTTGAACCTCTGGCAGTGGAATTCATTGTTGATGAAAATATGACAAATTGGAATTCCATATACTCATGGATTCGAAATATTACAAATATTGAAAATGATACTGAATATAATATTGATTATCAAACCTGGCATATTACAGGAACCCTGAGCATTTATACAGGTCCGTTTGGACTTGCTAACAACAGCCCTATAACAATAACTTTTACAAATATTGTTCCAATATATTTGAGTGGATTGAATTTTCAATCTGACAATAGTGATGCAATTGTTCAAAAAGCCAATTGCAAATTTAAATATTCGTATTATACAATATCACCTAATCCCCCCGCCATACTTACTTAAAGATAGTCGGTGGGGTTGTCAGACCAGCTCTCAGGGTTCTCTGGGGGCAGATTTGGGTCAAATGGTAATTTGTTTTGCTCAGGCTTGACTTTACGGCGCTTCTTGCGCTTGGGTTGGGGTGCAGGCTCTTCTGGAGGTGGTTCGTTTATAGGGGATTCTTGGTCTTCGTTTGACAATATATCTTCTTCGTCACTCTCATCTAGTAAAATTTCAGCTTCTTCAAAGTTATCTATCAGATCATTGACAAAATTTACAAAATCTTCATTTGTGAATAAATCATTTAACATTTGAAGACCAGATTCATGTGCAAACTTCATATCATCGGGGAGAGATGAAACTACAGTTTTGGGATCTGTCTGCATTGTCATAAAATAGATCTCATACATCTTCTCTAATTCCAGAGTAGGTGCTCCAATATAAACTATGACATTGCGTGTTAGAGAAATTTCATGACCACGAATATTGGAAAGATAATTTGTTAGTTTGACGTATTCTACCAATTCGCCTTGTTCATCACGAACAACATATGCTTCAAGCCGAGCAGGAAGTTTAATTGAAATTCTATCGGTGTAAGCCTCATTGACCATACCAATTATTTCTTCACCTGAAGTAAGCTTAACAACTCGCAATACACCGCCAAAAGAATTCTCGGGAAGTGATTCGGACATGTATATGTCCTCCCTTCACTATTATTTATCTTTTATGCTGTCCTTTAAAGACATAGAAAAAATCTTATGATCAAACTTTTCTTTTTTGTATATTTTTATACGTTCTTCAAAGTGACGAAAGATATGGTTCTTGTGTTTCAGCCAGCATAGATCATCTACAATGTCAAAAACTTTGAGAGTCTTCTTTTTGGCAGATACTCTTAGACCACGACCAATGCTCTGTAACAATCTAATTATAGATTTAGTAGGCGAGGCAAAAATAATATTGTCGATATTAACAATGTTGATACCAGCGCTAGTAGTGCCATAACTCGCAACCAGTATAGCATCTCTTTCCGTATCAACGACTTTTCTAATATATTCTCTTGTATCTGCTTCTGTTTTTCCAGAGATGAAATATATTGGTCTACCGCTTTTTGCTGACTCCAAGAGAGCGGCGAGAGGCTTCCCGTGATCTTCGACGTAATTGAAGAGAACGAGCGTGTTGCCTTTGGTTTTGAGGGCAAGTTCTTTGACAAATTCGTTCCTCTTATTATTAGTTATAATCCACTTTAATTCGTCAGGATATTTTTGTTTTTTGAGCAGTTGCTTCTCTTCGTCAGTGTATTGCAACAGAATACAGTCGATTCCAATAGTAGCAAGCAATCCCTTGTTCATTAGGTTTTTTGTTTGAATGAACTGTATAGCGGGACCAAGAATACCTTCG